ATGATCTAAATATCCCCGAAAACGTTAGCGTAAGTCATGACTAAGGACGATCAGGTCATAATCGGTCAACAACCCGACGACATAGGCTCAAATCGGCTGCTATCGGTTTTGCCGCCGTTATCAGCTGTCACTTATGGCTCACCGACCCCTAGAATCCATACGCCGCTCAATGATTTACCGTCTAGGGGCTTCGATCTCATAGATTTAGCGGCTGACATACTCCCAGACGGGCTTATGCCGTGGCAAAAGTTTGCTTTAGAGCACACTCACAAATACAAACCCGACGGTCGATGGGCTACTCCGACTAATTGCGTGGTCGTTGCCCGGCAAAATGGCAAGTCATTTTTACAGCAAATCAGGATCTTAGGCGGCTTATTCTTATGGGACGAGCCACTTCAAATCGGATCAGCTCACCGATTAGCCACATCGCTTGAGCAATTTAGGCAGCTAATCAACTTAATCGAGAGCTCCGAAATGCTATCTAAGCGGGTACAGCGTATTAGGTGGAGTCATGGCTCCGAGGAAATTGAAGTTAAAGGTACGACCGGGCAAATTAACCGTTTTATCGTAAAGGCTGGCGGCTCAGCTGCTCGAGGCGTTTCGGCGCCATCGGCAATTCACTTAGACGAGCTTCGCGAAATGAAAGACTTAGAATCGTATGCCAGTTTGAGATATACCCTTATGGCTGCCAAGAATCCTATGATTATGAGCTACACAAACGCGGGCGATTCTCACTCGGTCGTCTTAAATGCGTTTCGAGAGCGTGGGCTCGCGGCTGCGGCTGGCGCCGACGACGACATCGGGTATTTTGAGTGGAGCGCACCGACCGACGATATTCAGCTCGAAGCGAACTGGCTCGCAGCTAACCCGGCAATCGGTCACACGATTAACATCGACAACATACAGGCGGTTCTTAATGATCCGCCCGAAGTCGTACAAACCGAAGTCTTATGCCGCTGGGTTCAAACCATTTCAAGCATTATCGGAGCTAACGAGTGGAATAATTGCCACGACGAAAGCGTCGATCTCGATCCTGAGAAGCTGACTTGGCTTGCGCTGGACATTTCACCGGATCGCAAATTCTGCGCGTTAGTCGGAGCTCAGAAATTGGGCGACGAACGCTTCGTGGTAAAGCTGCTCCATACATGGGAAAATTCCGTCCAGCTCGACGATCGAGAGATCGCTAATGAGGCGGCTAAATACTGTCGGAAGTATCCGCTAGAGTATTTGCTATACAGCCGCAGAACTAGCGGCGCGGTAGCGGCTAGATTTCAGCCAGCGGGTATTCCAATTTTCGACATGGACTCCGTTTACCCTCAAGCTTGCGATGAGTTACTGGGTGCGATCAACTCCGGGCGATTGCGCCATCGAGGACAGAGCGATTTAACTAAACAGATTCTCTCAGCTGTTCAATTACGTCGCGGCGATGGCGGCTGGGTTATTGGGCGTCGAGCTTCGCAAGCTGCGGTCTGCGCTGCGGTAGCGACGGCGCTAGTTACACACTTCGCGACACGCCCAGAGATGGACTTCGATATTATGACGGGTTAGTGCTATACGGCTGAGAGAATTCGCGCATGGGTATTCGTGATCTGTTTGCGTCAAAGGTAGAAGCGGTAGCGCCGTTACAAGGTAACGACATCGAAGCTTCATATTTACCTGTCCCAACAACAGATTCGCTCTTTACCTTTAACGGCGGCGTACTTACCGCGACGCGTGAAGAAGCTATGAGTATTCCTACGATCGCACGTGCTCGCGGGATTATCTGTTCGTCCATCGCTTCGATCGGATTACAACTCCGGGACAATACGACGGGGCTCGAAGTGCCAGCGCCCCGCGTTATTCGTGATCCCGATCCACGCGTCACCGGTAGCACGACTTACGTCTGGACAGCTGAGGATTTATTATTTTACGGTTTCGCATATTGGCAAATTACAGAATTATTTGCCGACACTATGCGCGTTCGTTCGGTACAAAGAATCGCACCGACTCGCGTCGGATATTTTTTAAATAATAACGGAACAGAGATCGACCATTACACAATCGACGGAAAACAAATTCCCGATTCTGGCGTGGGCTCGATGGTAGTTTTCTATGGTAACGACGAAGGATTATTAAATCGTGCGGGTCGTACAATTCGCACCGGAGCGGAATTAGAGCGAGCAGCTGCGAACTATGCGCGTGAGCCGATTCCGTCGATGGTATTAAAATCAAACGGAACAGCTTTACCAGCTGATCGAATTGCGAAGCTGCTCGAGTCATGGGGCGTTTCACGTCGTAATCGTTCGACCGCGTTTTTAAATGCTGACGTTGAACTACAAACAGTCGGCTTCGATCCCGAGAAGTTACAGTTATCAAGTGCGCGTTCTTACATCGCGACCGAATTGGCAAGAGCAATCGGAATTCCGGCGTTCTACGTTGACGCCGAAACTGGATCAAGTATGACTTACTCAAACGCAAACGTTACTCGTAAAACTTTGCTTGATTTTTCTTTGATTCCGCTAATGACTTCAATTTCCGAACGGCTATCTATGCCGGACTTCGTTCCAAGTTCGCAATCCGTACATTTCCGTTTAGAGGATTACTTACGCGGCAGCGAATCCGAGCGCGTCGGAATTTACAAAACTTTATTTGATATTGGCGCGATTAGCGTCGAGGAAATCCGACAAGCTGAGGACATGATTAAATGAAACTAAATATGCCGCTAACAATTACGTCAGCCGACAGCGAATCTCGCACTATTACCGGACGCGTCGTAACATGGAACGAAACAGGATCAACGTCCGCGGGGCTTACTACTTTTAAGCCAGAATCTATCGCGACTAAGAACGTAAAACTTTTACTAGAACACGATCGCACTCGACCAATCGGAAAGGTTTTATCTATGACCGCAACCGAACAGGGAATCGACGCGACATTTAAGATCGCGGAAACAACAGCCGGCAACGACGCATTAGTAGAAGCTGCGACGGGTTTGCGCGATGGTTTTAGTGTAGGAGTTAAAGTAAACGCACACGATTTCGTCGATGGAGTCCTGGTCGTTGCTAAAGGTTCGCTCGATGAAGTGTCTTTAGTGTCAGATCCAGCAATCGACAGCGCTCGCGTCAGTTCCGTAGCTGCCAGCGAAACAGAAACCGACGAGGAAGTCGAATCAACCGATGAGAATTCTGATTCCGAACTAGATGAGGAAACAGAGGAAACAAATCCAACAACAGAAGGAGAACAAGTGTCAGACACTACCGTTCCAGAAAGCGCCGCTGCCGAAACGGTAGAAGCGTCTAAGCACGTCCCTATGGCGTACACCGCGCCACGTTCACCTATTGTCGATAAGGTTTCTTATTTACAGTATTCACTCAAGGCGTCAGTTTTACACGATGAGGACGCTCGCCAATATGTCAAGGCTGCCGATAACACAACATCAACAGCTCCGGGCATGGTTCCAACACCACAAAGCCGTACAGTAATTAACGCACTAGCTAACGCAGATCGCGGCATGATCGACGCCCTATCTCGCGAAGCGCTAAGTGCTACTGGCATGACTTTTGAATTGCCAAAAGTTACAGCTGTCCCAACGGTTGCGAACATCGCAGAAAATACAGCTATTACAGAGTCAAGCCTAAGCGCGACTTACATTTCAGTTCCAGTTCAGAGCTTCAAGGGTCGCGCAATTTCAACGATCGAACTTATCGACCGTTCAGATCCAAGCTACCTAACAGCGCTGCTCCAGAATTTGGAATTTGCTTACGCAAAAGTTACAGATGAATTCGCAACCGGAACAATCGTCGGCGCTGGTCAATCAACAGGCGTTAACGCTAATACAGCTGCGGGATTCCTTGCTTACACTTCACAAGCTGCGGGTGCTGTTTACTCATCATCACTTGGCTTCGCTCGTAACCTTGTAGTTAGCCCGGGACAATGGACTAACATCATGGGTTATAACGACAATGGCGCACCGCTATATAACGCAGCTCAGCCATCAAACGCAGCTGGAAACGTTCGCGGCGATTCACTTCGCGGCGTAGTTTCACCGGGCTTAAATCTGTTCGTTTCACGTTCAATCGGAAACGCTGGAGCAACCACATCAACAGGCGACAACTCAATGGTAGTAATCAACCCAGACGCGTGGACATGGTACGAGTCCCCACGTTTTGAGCTGCGCACTAACATCAACAGCGACGGAACCGTGGATATTCTTTATTACGGTTACGCAGCTATCGCGCCAAAGATTCCGTTCGGCGCTTGTTGGAACCAGAACTAAAGATAAATAATCATCGGTCGTTTCGCTCCCGAGGCGACCGAGCAGAATCTAGAGAGGATCGCTAATGCCAATTATTACGGCTACGGAACTTCGTGACGTGCTGGGCGTTAGCGATTCTCTTTATTCAGACGCATATCTCGATCTTATGATCGCCAGCGCTGAGGGTGCGATCCTGCCGCTGTTAACTGGCTATCAGTCAGCGATTACAGGGATCGAAGTAAAAGACGGCATGGCGTTTTATACGACTCAACGTATTAACTATTTCGTACCGGGTCAAGCTGTCGTTATTTCAGGCTGCGGAAATGCGTTCGATTTAACCGTCACAGTTAACGATCATCAAATTGCGCCATACATATTCACAACAGCAACAGCCGCACCGGATCAAATTTTCACACCTAAAATTCCCGCTGGATTAGCCGTACTCAATGGCTCATCAGCTGAGGATCTTTATTCAGCCGTAGCGCCTGTAAAGTCGGCGCTGCTAGTCGTATCAGTAGAAGTTTTCCAGTCGATCACGGCTCCGGGCAATACTTCGGCTCAGGTCGATTTCAATCCGACGCCGTTCGTACTCGGGCGCTCACTTCAAAATAGAGTTATCGGGCTCTTAGCTCCGTTTATTCAAGTCGAAAATATGGCTCAATAAATGACGACCGTTCAAGCAGACGTTAGAGCACCGTTAGCGACCGCTCTCGCTGGCGTAGCTGCGTCGGTCTATGAGTCAGTTCCCGAAGCGATAATCGCTCCAGCCTGTTTTATTATTCCGGGCACTCCGTACATGGAAACGCGTCTAATTAGCAGCGCTATTCAGCTTAAATTAAATTTCACGATTTCGGCGGTCGTCGCCTATAACAATAACGCGGGAGCGCTCGACAATCTCGAGAAGCTCGCAATAGAAATTCTCGCGGCTATTCCGTCGGGATATGAAGTCGGCGACGTATCGCGTCCGTCGATCATTACGTTAGGTTCGAGCAATTTTCTAATTGCGGAAATTG